ACCGGGCGAGCCTTACTTTCCGTGCAACCCCTCGGTCGCGGCGCACCCGAGTGGGCGCTTGGGGTGCATGGTGCGCACCGTCAACTATGAGCTCGGCGAAGAGGACGGGATCTGGTTCCGCGGCGATCCGGCGCCGAACACGCGCAATTATTTTATCGAGATCGGCGCGGACTTAAAGCCCGGCAAACCGGTCGCGATTGATGATCGCACGCAGCGTGAGATGCGCCTGCCGTGCGAGCACGGCCTCGAGGATGCGCGGCTCTTTTGGTGGCGCGACGCGTGGTGGTTTACGGCCTCTGGGCTGCACCACGGCGCTCGGGTGCGCACGACGATGGCGCTCTGCCGGCTGAACGGGAACCGGGTCGACTTCTTGGAGTTTTTGCCGAGCCCACACAGCCGGCACATGGAAAAGAACTGGATGCCGCACGTTAACGGCGATCGGCTCTCGGTGGTGTACACACACTGTCCGGCCGAGAGCTACGAGCTCGCGCCAAACAGGCGCCGGCTCTGGCTCGGCGATGGTGCCTCGCTCTCTGGGTGGTCCGGCGGTTCGCAGATCCTCCCGTTTGGGGAGGACTTAATCGGGGTCGTGCACCAGCGCCGCAAGCACCGCAACCGTGTCTATTACGCGCACCGACTAGTGCGGTACGGCAACAGCCTAGAGCCGCTGCACGCCGGGCGCGAGTTTTACTTCTTCGGCGAACAGATCGAGTTTTGCTCTGGCCTGGCCCAGCACGGCGACGGGTACGTGATGAGCTTTGGCGTCAAGGACCGCGAGGCGTGGCTGGTGTCGCTGACGAAGAATCAAGTTGCACAGATTCTCGCGTGACAATAGAGAAGGGCAACTTTCGGCACGGGTGCCGGTTTTATGTATAACCAAGACGGATCACTGATCGAGCAGGCCGAGGCCGAGATCGGCGCCATTGAGCCGATGGACGACACCGAGCTCGAGGCGCTGGTCGCCGGCGAGTTGACCGACGCGACGTCTTTTGTCGACGCCGAGTTGTCGCCGGTCCGCGCCCGTGCCATCCAGTATTACCGCGGCGAGCCCTTTGGCAACGAAGAAGAGGGCCGCTCGCAGGTGGTCTCGACCGACGTGCGCGACACGATCGCTGGGATCATGCCATCGCTCATGCGGGTCTTCTTTGGCTCGAAGAAGGTGGTGCAGTTTGTGCCGCGTGGCCCAGAGGACGTCGCGACCGCCGAGCAGGCGACCGATTACGTCAATTACATCTTCAGCCAGGACAACGACGGCTTCCTCGTTTGTCACTCGGTCTTCAAGGACGCGCTACGCGGCGCGCTCGGGATCGCAAAGTATTACTGGGAAGAAAAGGTCGAGGTCAAGACCGAACACTACACGGGCCTCGACGAAAACGCGCTGACGGTGCTCCTCTCCGAGCCCGGCGTCGTCGGCAGCGCCATCGAGTCGATGGACGATCCATCGTACCGGCCGCCGATCAACCAGATGACGGGCGAGGAGATGACGGTCGACCCGATGACGGGCCAGCCGCTCCCGGTGCCGCAGATCTATAACGTCGAGCTGAAGCGCGAGTACAAGTCTGGCCGCGTGGTCGTCGAGGCCGTGCCGCCCGAAGAGTTTTTGATTGACCGCCGCGCTCGCTCGGTCGAGGACTCGGTGATCGTGGCGCACCGGCGCATGATGCGGGTCTCGGATCTGGTCGCGCTCGGGTACGACGAAGAGGAGGTACGCTCGCAGATGGGGGTGTACGAACTCGACACCAATGACGAGTATCTGGCGCGTAACCCCTACGCAGAATCGTACGGCCCAGGCGGCACGCAGGACGACAAGCGTGTGCTCTACGTCGAGGCCTACATGCGCGTCGACTATGACCGCGACGGTATCGCGGAGCTGCGCAAGGTCTGCACGATCGGCCCGTCCTACAAGATGGTGATGAACGAGCCCTGCTCGCACCGCCCGTTTGCGCTTTTCTGCCCAGACCCCGAGCCGCACGCGCTGATCGGTCTCTCGATCTTCGACATGACGGCCGACCTGCAGCGGATCAAGTCCGCGGTGATGCGCAACATGCTCGACTCTTTGTCGCTCGCGATCCACCCACGAGTGGGCGTCGTTGAGGGGCAGGTCAACATGGACGACGTGCTCAACACCGAGGTCGGCGGCATCATTCGCCAGCGCGCCCCCGGCATGGTCCAGCCATTCTCCGTCCCGTTTGTCGGTCAAGCCGCCTTCCCGATGCTGGAATACTTGGACAGCGTGCGCGAGACGCGCACCGGCATGTCCAAGGCGGCGATGGGCCTCGACGCCGGGGCGCTACAGAGCACCACCCGTGCGGCAGTGGCCGCGACAGTAAGTGCCTCTCAGCAGCACCTTGAGATGATCGCCCGCATCTTTGCAGAGACGGGAATGCGCGCCCTGTTCAAGGGAATTCTCAAGCTGGTCGTGGAAAATCAAGAGCGCCCACGGGTGGTGCGCCTCCGCAACCAGTGGGTGCCGATTGACCCGCGCTCGTGGGACGCCAACATGGACGTCGACGTAGACGTTGCGCTCGGCGGCGGCACCGAGGAACAGAAGGTCGGGGTGCTGACCGCGGTGGCCCAGAAGCAGGAGCAGATCCTGCAGATGATGGGGCCGCAGAATCCGCTCGTGAGCCCGCAGCAGTATCGCAACACGCTCGCCCGCTTGGTCGAGGCCTCCGGCTTCAAGAACGTCGACGAGTTCTTCCTTGACCCGGCGATGATGCCTCCCCCGCCTCCGCCCCCGCCGCCCCCGCCGGACCCGGCGATGATTCTGGCGCAGGTCGAGCAACAGAAGATCATGGCGGACATTCAGAACAAGCAGGCCGAGCTGGAGCTGAAGCGGCAGCAGATGCTCCTCGAGGACGATCGCGCCCGCGACAAGCAAGAGGCGGAGATGATGCTGCGTGCCTACGAGATCCAGCTGAAGAGCGGGACCGCCGTGGACGTGGAGCAGATCAAGGCCATGATGGCCGCGCCGCGTGTCGCGAGCCCGAGCGTGCAGCAGCCGGTGATCCCAGAGATCGGGCCGGCGCCGCAGATGCCGCCGATAAATCAGATGCCGCCGATGCAGCCGGGCATGTAATGCCATGCCGCTCGAGAATATCGACGTACCAGCACCACCAAACCCGAACGTGGCACCGGGGGCTTATGCGCCCCAGTACCACAACCAGATCAACAACCAGCTGAAGCTCTACCTCAACAGGCTGAGCAACAACCAGACGGAAATCGTCAAGTTCATCCAATCACTGACGGACTTAAACTTGCTTGAAAAGACCAACTTTGACGCATTCGGCAGGCTGCGCATGTCGCAGCCCTTTACGCTGTTTGACAGTCAAAACAGATACGCCAAAGACCCGCAATTCGACGAGTCGCTCGCCGGATCGGCGACGTGTTCGCATCTGCCGAACGAGTCGTCGGTGGCGATGGCGGTCACGACCGCCTCTGGCGACGAGGTGGTGCGGCAGAGCAGGCGCGTCTTCCCGTACCAGCCCGGCAAGTCGCTCCTCGTCATGTGCACGTTTGCGATGGCGGCAGGCGCGGATAACTTGCGCCAGCGCGTCGGATACTTTAGTACCGACAACGGCGTATTCCTCCAACAAAAGGATAATGCTTTATCCTTTATTATCCGCAGCTACACCGGCGGGTCCGTCAGTGACGCACGCGAGGTCGCGCAGGCAAACTGGAACGGCGACAAGCTCGACGGCAGCGGCGCGACCGGCATAACGCTTGACGTCACAAAGACGCAGATTTTCTTCATGGACTTCGAGTGGCTCGGGGTCGGCTCGGTGCGCTGCGGCTTTATCATCGACGGCGAGTACATCATCGCCCACACGTTCCACAACGCAAACTCTTTGTCGACGGTTTACATGCAGACGGCGATCTTGCCGGTGCGTTACGAGATCAAGGCCACCGGCACGCTGGCCGCGTCGAAGACCATGAAGCAGATCTGCTCGACCGTCATTTCAGAGGGCGGGTACGAGCAAAAGTCTGCACTGACTTGGGCGAGGGAGACGTCGCCGACGACAAGTATCGGGACGTCTTTTTTGCCGCTGGTTTCTATTCGGCTGAAATCGACAAACCTCGGCGCGGTCGTGATCCCTAACGGGTTCTCGTTCATGCCGACCTCGGCCTCGGATTATTTTGAGGTCGCGCTGATTAAAAACTCGACGCTGACCGGGGCATCGTTTGCGAGCGCGTCAACCAATGTGGAGTTCGACACGGCGGCGACTGCGATGACGGGCGGGACAATCGCGGTGCAAGACTTCACGTCATCTGGCGTTTTGTCGGGAAATTCAATCAACGACCCTAGCGCATACAATTTTGACTCGCAGCTTGGCGTGACGATTGGCGGGACGAGTGATATTTACACTCTTGCGGTGCGCGTGGTTAGCGGCACCGGAGAGGGCATCGGTGCATTGTCTTTCTGGGACTTAACTGACCCCTAACGAGGGAACGATCATGAGCATGGCTTTCCGCGGGCAACCGCAATACGCGCAGTCGCCGATGGGCGGCTACAACATGTCCGGCTATGGCGGAGATGCCATGCAGGCACTTGGTGATATTGGCGGCTTCGGCGGCTTCGGCTCCTTGAGCGGCCCCGCCACGATGGGCGGCAACTACAGCATGTTTGGCTCGTACAACCCGATGCCGTACCAACAGCAGAGCTACACCGGCGGATACGTGCCGGGCTATGGCGCGCAGCTGCCGCAGCAGTTTGGCGGCGGCTACGGCCAAGGCTACGGCAACATGTACGGCGCCGCCCCCGGCGGCGGCTTTGGCTTCGGCTTTGGCAACATTGGGATGCCGCAGATGCAGCAGCCGAACGTCAACGACCTCTTTGGTCAGTACATGTTTGGCCAGTATTACGGGCAGCCGGCCTTCAACCCGTTCCAGGCCACGTCCATGTTTGGCGGTGGCCGCCGTGGGGGCGGTGGCTTTGGCGGTGGCTTTGGCGGAGCTCGTCGAGGAAGTCGGCAGCAATTTCAGCCGCCTGCTGCAAACGCCCCGCAAAGGCCCAGTACGCCAATCACTTATGACACCATGCGGCCGGTGCCTCGAATCTTCGAGACACCGGAGCCGGCCCCGGCGGTTCCAGACAAAAACCAAGACCCAAATTATTGGTACTCTGTCTTCAAGGAAAACAACCCCGGCATCGACGACGCGCGCGCAAGAGAGCTTGGCGAGAGCAGGGCGGCAGCGTTTCGCAATATTCCGGCCTCGCAGCCTGCGCAGCCAACGCAGCCCGCCGCGCCGGCGGGTCTTTACGACACGTCAAACGACGACTGGGGCCGCGGAGAGGGGCCGATTGACGCGTCGCAGTTGCCCGGCGGATTTAACTGGCAGGCGTATCTTGACGCGCCGTCGAACGCCGATCTTCGTGCGGCCGGCGTTGACACGCCGAGCGAAGCTGCGCGCCATTACTTGAAGTATGGACGCGGAGAAAACCGCACGTTGGGCTCTGCGCCTGCCGCGACGCAGCCTGCTGCCCCGACTCAGCCCGGCATGCCGAGCAATATTTTCACGGCGATGCCGTACTACCCGCAAATTGAGCAAGCGCTTCCGTATTCGTTTGGCTCGATCGACATGGGCGCGCTGCCGATGTTTGTCGATAGTTACTCTGGGCTGTACAACAACCCCTTCAGCTTTCGTTAAGAGGACACCATGAAGCAGGGTCTCTATTCAAACATTTGGGCCAAGCGTGAGCGTATCGCGGCCGGCAGCGGCGAGAAGATGAGGAAGCCTGGAGCGAAGGGCGCGCCGACCGCCAAGGCATTCAAGGCCGCGGCCAAGACGGCGAAGAAGCGCAAGTGAAGACCCCGGCGTGGCAGCGGGCCGAGGGCCAGAGCAAGAAGGGCGGGCTGAACGCTGCCGGCCGCGCATCCTATAAGCGCGAGACCGGAGGCACGCTGAAGCCGCCAGTGAAGGGCGAGGCGAAGTCGCCCGAGCAACTGCGCCGGAAGGGATCGTTTTTGACGCGCATGGGGTCGATGCCGGGGCCGCTCTATGATGAGCGCGGCGAAAAGACTAGACTCAAGCTCTCGCTCGAGGCATGGGGCCATCGAGGAGACAAAGAAAGCGCGGTCCGCAAGGGTCGCGGATTGCTCGATGTTTATCAAAAAAGGAAGCAGAAAAATGCCTAGCAAAAGCACCAAGCAGGCCCGCCTCATGGCCGCGGCCGCCCACGACCCAGCCTTCGCCAAGAAGGTCGGCGTGCCGATGAAGGTCGCCAAAGAATTTAACAAAGCCGACAAGGGTGGCAAGCTCTTGAAGAAGGCGATGAGGAAGAAGCCGAAGGGCGGCCTGCTGGCTTGAGCGAGCGCAACCCCTACATCGACTCCCGCCGCGGGCAGGAGGCCAAAGAGCTCCTCGAGAATCCGATCCTCGTGGAGGCCTTTGGCGTCTTGGAGCGCGAGTACCTCAAGGCGTGGCGGCAGAGTAAGCCAGCCGACCAAGAAGAGCGCGAGCGGCTGTGGCTCGCGGTCGGCATCCTCGAGGAGATCCAGCGACACCTTCGCGTGGTCGTTGAGAACGGCGTCATGGCCAAGCGTGATATCGACAAGATCAGCGGCAGGAAATAATCCGCTTGAATCTTGCACAATAGATTTATGAGTGAAACCGGCACGGGTACACCCCCCGGATCAATACAGTCCACGCAGGACGTCTTTGAGCAGATGCTCGCCGCCGACGAAGGCGAAAACGAGCAGCTCGGGGCCGAAGCAACGGACGAGGGTGAGGAGCCTTCCCAGGCAGTCGACAGCGAGTCCGACGGCATGGAGGAGGAGACCACCGAAGGCGAAGAGGAAGCCGAAGAGGCAGCGCCGACGGGGCAGACATTCCGCGTCAAGGTTGACGGGGAAGAAGTCGAAGTCCCGCTGGATGAGTTGCTGAAGGGTTACTCTCGCACCGCAGACTATACGCGCAAGACGCAGGCGATCGCCGAGGCCAGAAAGCAGGCCGAGGCAGAGCTGGCGCTGGCGCGGCAGGAGCGGCAACAGTATGCACAGACCTTGACTGCGCTTGACGCGCAGCTCAAGTCGCTGCAACCGCCCGAGATCGACTGGGACAGGCTCTACCAAGAGAACCCGGTCGAATGGGTGAGACAGCGTGAGCTGCAGCGATCGAGGCAAGAGCAGGCGCAGTGGGTGCAGGCCCAGCGCACCGCTCTGGTACAGAAGCAACAGGCAGAGGAGCAGCTGAACGCGGAGAAGACCCTCGAGGTCGAACGCAGCAAGCTGGTCGAGGCGCTGCCGGATTGGCGCAACCCAGAAAAGGCACGCGCCGAGAAGGCAAAG